TTTGGTTTATTGAGTCCTATTCCTGTAATAACATTTATTGATAATGGTGCATCTACATTACCCTCAATTTCTGTTGATGACAAGTCAGGTAATGATTTTTTAAGTAAAATCTCAATAGCTTTTAGCCTTGCCGGTGACAGATCTTCTGTTACACCAATAGCACAATTTTGTAAGACATTGATCAGTTGTGATGCTTGGATTTTTGTCCTTACCTCATCTTGATGTCTTTTTTTTAATCTTGTTGCCATGATATTTCCTAAAAATCGTAAGTTAATGTTGCAAATATGCCTTTGTCTTGATCATCTTTTCTTGCTTGAATGTCAAGTAAACCACCTAAAATATTTCTGACTAATCCGGCTTCGTACTGTTTGCCCATCATGTCTGAATCAGTAACTCTAGCGTAAGCATCAGGTGTATTAATCATTGCTTGTTTAATATATTCGTCTGGTGTTTTTTGAATCATACCAGATATGTCTATGCCTTGTGGTAATCCTAATCTTGATGAAAGATAAGGCTCTAATACTTTTTGATCTAAATTATAATCTGTGCCACCGGCTATATTTAATAAACCACCGTATGGTGAGAACTGGGTATGACCAACTGCCCCACCAATAGTTTGTGCAGAAGGCATAGCATAGGCTTCTAACTCACCAACATATGGCGTAGTTTTATTACCATACAATTGAAAATATTGTCTATAAAAATCATCCTCGCCCATTTTCTTTTTTTATCTGCTCCATTCGTTGTAGCCTAGCTTCTCTAGACATTGTAATCCATTGGTCTAAATCTTCGTATGTTCTATAACAGCTTACACATCTTGGTTCACCGCCAGTAGTATCTACTATACGACATACGCCTGTACAAGGCGAGTCCTCTAGCACTTCCATCTACGCATAGACGCTTTTGCTCTTTCTGCATTTTTACTTTTTTTCACAACCCCACCCATCCTAGCACAGAAAGATTTTTTTCTTGCTGCATCTTTTTTAGTTTTAGGGTTAGGTGCAGGTGGTTTAAGTTTGCTACCTGTAGCTCGGTTGTATTTTGCTCTACCTTTAGCAGTCAGTCCTGCACCACGCTTGGTTGATAGTTTTTCACCACGACCTACAGATAGCTTGACTGATTTTGCCATTAGTTAATACCTGTTTTTTCACAACGCTGTAAGCGTATACAACCAAGATCAATAATAAAGTAACTAAAATGATGTGTGTTCTTGCTATCATCCATTTTGCTATCTTCATAAAATTCAAATCCAAATTGTAAACCTGCGAAAAAATGCCATGACCACATAATTAATCCTTAGTAGCTATAATCATTCCCTTTTCTATTTTAACATTAGGGAATACTTTTTTAACGGTTGATAAATAGTCTTGTAATTTTTTATTTTGTTGGTATTGATCTGCACCTGTTACTTTACCTACGCCTGACTTGTTACCTTCGTAGACTGTGATATAAACTTTACCATTAGGTTTGATGTGTTTATAGGCAGTCTCTAGTGTTTTAATTTGATTTGCTTCATCAGGAATAACATTAAGTACATTACTAATGGTAGCAGTATCGGCAGTATTACGAGCCTCATTTAAAACCATTGTATTATGTTCGGCAGTCCTATTAAAAGGATCATACACTAAATTTTTCACATTCTTATCTGCTAAGAACTCAGTTGCATTATCAAACTTACCACCACCAACATCTAGGTTTACACTACCTGAGTCCCAATCTAGTTTGTTAAAGACGGCAGGTAGCTTGTCTTTGTTAATACTTGTCTTAGCACTTGTGTATTGTTGATCTATTAAACCCTTAGGAGGTGTAAATGCTTCTGTGCTTCTATTGACCGTTTGAGCCTCATAATAAGGCATGATGTTATCTAGCCATTGTTGGTTAAATTCTTGTGTGGGGAATCCAAGATCAAATGCCCTATGGTCAACACTTATGGGTTTACCTTCTAAACGCCTAGTGTTATAAAAATCTTGAAACATCTTCTCGTAAGGTATAGGTACTTCTGTCTGACCTACGAGTAATCCACCTATGTTTGTATTGTAGGTTGGATGAGGAACTCTAGGGTTAGTAATAATTAATTTATTAGGGTCTATTTGTCCTATACGATAGCCTGTAGACAAGTCAGGTAGGTCTAACAAATTAGGGTCTGTGATACCTTTTTTAACAGGAGCAATATCAGGAAAGCCTTTATTCTGAAATTCTTTTAATTGGCTTACCCTAGTAAACTCATGCCTTAACGCACCTGCTTGATCAGTATTGTTAATTAACTGTGCTTCTGCATCAGGATGGTTAAGTCCTTTCCATTCAGGTCTTGTCTTACGAACGGATTCATCAAATTCTTTAATATATTTCTTAGGAATATCTTGTGCCTTGATATCCTGAAATAGAGCATCACTTAACATCGTGTTATGCCCTAGTGAACCATGTCCTGCTGTTGTATATATTAGGTAAGGATCACGCCCTTCCTCTGTTATCTCTCTTGCTTTGTTAGCTATGGTAGTGACACGACCTTTTTCACTTGCCCATATATCAGGATTGTAGTCCATGAAACGACCACCACCTGTTAACTTCACAGATTCAGGTAACACTTGATTATTAATTTCAGTTAGGTAACCTATGTTTGATCTATCACCTTTAGCACCAATACCTGTTCCACCATAAAGTCGTTCAGGATTTATTAGGTTGACTGTCTTTTCATTCTTAAACGGCACTACTTTTGATGTCATAGTGTCAAAAGGTTGATTTAATTTTGTACTACTAATAGGATGCCATAGCCCTAGTGCTTCTGCTTCTGCCCTAGACATGGTCTTACCTATCAACCCACCTACCTTAGTGAGTGGACTAGCTAATTCTATAGCACCTTCAGGCGTAGTCACATATTGACCATACTCATCTAGTGCCTGAGATACTCTCTTATTACCTTCCTCGATGTCACCTCTAGTATAAGCAGTTATAGGTGCTTGCAGATCCTCTAAGTAGTCCCATATATTCTTACCTAGATTTTGAAAGCCTAAGCCTGTTAAGTAGTCTGCCATGACTACTTCCTCTTTTTCTTTTTCTTATTTTTTTTAGAGTTTGGAAATCCTGCCTTCATGTTAGCGTAATCTTTATCCGATATAGTGGACTTGCTCTTAGATCTACTAATGCCTTTTTTCTTACGAGCATTGATGTTGGCGTAAAGTCCTTTACCCATTATTTTCTCTTAAGTTTTTTCAAACCTATCTTCACTAAGGTTTTAGATTCAGTTTTATCTTTTTTAGGTTTCTTTGCGTTGTTAAGATAATCTGCAAACTGATTTAAATTCTGTTCAGTCATTGCCATTATTTTTTACCCCTTCCACCTTTACCTTTTTTCTTATAACCACATCCCATTTTATTCCTTTTTGTGTGTGTTAAATATTTGATTAAAAATAATTTTTGTTAACTAACTCTATGATCCTCTAAACTTATTAATTGTATTTTTTAACAATTGCATCATCTTAGATTTCTCTTGCAATTTATCTACATAAGATCCACTTAATCCACCTTGAGAAACATCATAATTTCTTTTCATTTCTTGAGATCTTGCAAATTGCTCAGGTAACATTTCTTGGAACATTTGATTTTCTTGATCAGTCATTTGACCTAACTTAAACATTTCAGATGCTCTTTGAATTTCTGCATCACTTACATTACCGTAAGGTGAAATTCTAAAATTATCAACCGGTGCTTGATTATACATTCCTGATGGTAATCCATCTCTTAACATTTGTGCTTCTCTATCGGATATGCTAGATCCTGCGAGAGATCCAAGTAAGCCATTAATATTTCTAGATGGTTGTGCTTGTGCCGATAACAATGCTCTTTCACGATCTGAAATTTGAGATCCGGTCATACTTCTTATTTTGTCATTCATTAATTGTCTAGCTTTTGCTTGTTCAGACTGCATATAACTTACATTAGGATTTTGTAACCTTGCAGCTTCCATTTCAGTCATTTGAGATCCAGTCATGCCTAATATTCTATTAATGTCTTCACGAGTCATATACTGTGCCATAATTATTTCCAATCAATCTATAAAAAAAAGAGCCACTTCTCGGAGGATGAAATGGCTCTTAACGGAGGGTAAGAATATTGCAGACGCAACTTTCCTACAGGTTTATATTATACAGATACTTTTCCAGATTCCAGATACCTAAAACTTAATAATGTATTTTATTTTCAACTAACTCTAGCAAGTGATTCAAGGCTAATTCTAACTTCATCTCATAAGCTATTGGTTTTTTACTTCCAAGATAACGATAGTAGATGGCTGCTTTTTCCTGCGAATCCAAATCATCAATAGCCGTATCAATAATATCTACATTAGTGGAGTTGGAACTCTCAATCATATCCTCAAAAGAATTATTACCACTAGAGACCAATCCAATAGATTTGCTAGGATAGCCTAACTTATGTGAATGAGATCTCATCCAATAAGACCAATCTTTAAGAATATCTTCTAATCTTGATAGTGATAACATGGTTTAGTGTACCTACGAATAAAAAAAAAGACCAATCTAGGTCTTAATTAATTGTATACTTTTAAAGTATAGACTTATTGCCTTACAGATCATGCAATGATGAAATCGTTCTCAACTCTCAAAGTTGCCAACCCTAGAGGGGGTTGTCAACCTCGCATCTTTCTCGCTTTCACATTGCCTGTAAAACAAGGTTAGATTTTATCATGTAGATTCCACATTCTAGATACCTGTATTAAATTATTTTTAATTATTTTCATTATGGGTGTTGCTTTTTTATATGAAAAGCCTATAATACCTATATAGACATTTAACTAAACGGAGGTAAAAATGGCTACATTAGACGCAACAACAGAACTAGCAACAATCCTAACTGCATGGCGTGAGGATATGCAGAATGACAATGATGCTGCAGAATTTTCTTCAGACATTTTTGATCCTATCAAAGAGTGTGACGAGTACCACGATTGGAGTGCCAAGCGTGATGCAGAAGCACTACACAATCAAATCCAAGATCAACTTTACATTAACGGAGGTAAATAATCATGGCAAACAATATACAATCGACAATCTATTTTAATAACTACACTACTAGGCTTAAAAATATGGATTGGTTCTATGAGTATTCAGATGACTTTCAAGTTTGGAATAGAGGTAAAACTGAACTTTTAGCTTTATACGAAATAGCTAGTAAGATAGATAAAAACTTTATCCATTGGAATTACTACTGTACTAACGATGAACTTAAACAAGGAGCTTATGCATAATGGAATATGTAGATATTAAATCAAACCAAGAAGCGTGGTATGAACGCTTCATTGAAGACTACATGGCAGACGGATGGTTAGAATCTTTAGCCGTTATCCTAGCCACTAGAAACTTTAACGAACTTTACAGTAACTTACCTGACGGAGGTGAATAAAATGTTCATAACAGTTGATAAAGCCCATTCAGAAGCACTCATGTATGAGTACAAAAAAAATACATCTTGGTATCAACAATTAGTAGACCAAGCGATTAGAGAATCATATAGGTTTAGAGGTTGTAAGATGTCAGAAAAGATGCCTGAGGATGATTGGGACTCTTCATGGCATCCTAGATTTGATAATATTTTAAGAAAACAAAAAGGAGGGTATTAATATGCCAAGCAAAGCATTAGAAAATTATCTAGACAACATCATAGGTTCTGATCATAAGATCAAGCCTATGACTAACCGAGAAGCTAAAAAGCATCTCATTACTTACTACACAGACAAGGCTCAGGAAGATGCAGACAATGGCATCTATCCTGACCAAAAGCCTTTCACCGGTACGGACAAAATGGAGTTAAAAGTTTTGCGCCGTAAAATTTTTGGGGAGGATATATCATGAAAAAAGATATTTTAACTCAAGGGTTACATTTACTTGAGAAACCAAAATGTTCTGTAATGTCTATGAATGATTTATCTGAAGCAGACCTTATAGAATATCAAAAATGGATTGTAGAAAAAGAATTAGAAACTTATAAACAATTAAAGAAGATGAAATTAAAAAATAAAATAGGGGGTAACCATGAAACGTACATCAAATAATTTTGTGACTAGGTTATGTAGGGATAACGAGGATCATGTTGATACTCTTAATAAGATTAGGGAAAGTGTTAGCTTTATAAACAAACAAGCTAATAGAAGACTTTTTAGGGTAGATGTAAAACCTCGTAAGCCTATTGATACCAATAAGGGTTACGGTTATGGGGGCAATGTTATTGGTGGACTTAACAATGCCGTATTTGTAGATGTTTATATTAGACCTATTAATGGCAATCTTTATTTTAACGGAGGTTATTATGAAACTAACTAAAGCACGAAGAGATTATAAATGTCATCAATGCAAATCTAAAATTTGTCGTGGTGATCATTATGTCAAAAAAACAATTAGCATTGGAAGTCCTAGTAAGGAAACTGTGGAAGATGGTATGCACATCATGCATGGTATCCGTATTGGGGTTGAATATTGTGTAACTTGTAACGGAGGATAAATCATGAGTTTTCTAGATGTAAAAATTATAAATGATAAATGCGTTAAGATTGAAATGGACGGTTGGACTATAAGTATTGACAATGGTACAAACGAAAAACTTATCTTTAGTGATAAGCCATGTTGGGTTGATGTGCCAAACGATTCTAGAATTAGTTTAATTACGGAGGATTAATCATGGATGACGATAGAAATTTTTATCAAGATTATTACGGTCAATTAAAAGGCTATAAAGTTAAATCTTTTGATGGCATGGTTGAGGATGACTTAGGTGGCAAACCTTTTCCACGCTTCACATTGACCAATGGCAAGAACGAGGTGCTACTAGAAGTTAGCCGAGACGAAGAGGGTAACGGTGGTGGCTTTTTATTTATATCTAATAAGGAAATTGATGATGAAGGCATTGAGTGAAATACAAAATAAATTAGAAGTTAAAAAAGATGGAAAGAATCCATTTAGTGGTTGGTCTTTCCGTAACATAGAATCCATCTTGGATAAACTAAAACCAATACTTAAAGAACATCCTGAAGTGGTCATTACATTGACGGATGAGTTTAAAGAGATTGGTCAATATGGAATAGTATGTGAATCAACGGCTACTTACTATGAGGATGGTTGTCCATTAGCATTTAGTAAGGGTAGTGCTAGGGTTCATTTTGGTAAGAAGGGTTGTGATGCATCGCAAGAATTTGGTAGTGCGAGTTCATATGCAAGGCGTTATGCTATTTCAGGCTTGCTTCTAGTGAGTGGTGGTGAAGTAGATCCTGATGAGACTGACACTACAGATCTGAATAACGGTGAAGTGGTTGTCAATCCAAAAGTCGTAGGGGAAGATCTACTTCTATGATTCAAATCCAAGACCTTTTAGGTCGTTTAACAAAAGTCAAAAAAGTAGGGGAAGGTGAGTGGATCGCTTCTTCCCCTACAAGGAGGGATAGCAATCCATCACTTGCTATTAAACTCACTCATGATCAAAAGATACTGTTAAAAGATTTCGGTGGCTCAAGTGTTGAGCAAATTTGTGATGCTATAGGGATAGGCATACATGATCTATTTCCTGATAACCTCAACAAAGATTACGACAAAAGAATTATTTATCCGTTTAGTTCAAACATTTTAAAAGCATTAAGATTTGAACTAGGCATAGTATTAGTAAGTGGACTCCATATGGTCAAAGATAAAAAACTAACAGAAGAGGATATGGATAGACTTGCCCTCGCAATTGAACGAATTAAGGAAGCCTACGAATTATGTCTAAAATAGAGCAAGGTGCAGAAGCACTAGATAAATTAAGATTAAAAAGACTCATGGTTAACGATAGTGATCTAGATAATTACGCTAGTCAGGTTGGCTTGGATGAGCATACAACGATTAGAAAACCTAACGACTTTATGGAGGAAACCATAGACTACTTTGAAAGTGGTGGCATGATGCAAGGATCTGCTCTTGGCTTTCCCTTACATCAAGACAAGGCGTTTAGGTTTCAGGATAGGCAAGTAACGGCTTGGAGTGGATTTAACGGTCATGGTAAGTCCATGTTTTTGAATCAAGTCTTGCTACACTTTATCCTAGACGAGAATCAACCATGTCTAATGATCAGTCCTGAGATGTCACCAAAAATGCAATTGGCACGATGGGTTCGGCAGTTTGTAAAGAAGTCACTACCGACTCGTGACGACATCCTACGGTTCTGCGATGAGGTAGACGATAAACTATTCATTTATGATTTTGAAAATGCAGTCGGCAGCACTCGCATAATCAATGCAATTATCTATGCTACGGACAAGTTAAAAGCCAAGCATATTGTTATAGATTCACTTATGAAAATTAGTGATATAGATTCTGAGGATTATGGTAAGCAAAGAGAATTTTTAAATACACTTTGTGCATTAGCCAAATCTCAAGAATGTCATATCCATTTAGTGGCTCATTCTCGTAAGGCATTTGATGAGGATCAACCACCAAACAAAATGGATGTGATGGGTAGTAGTAACCTTATCAACCAATGCGATCAACTCGTAACTGTTTGGCGTAATAAACAAAAAGAAAAAGTTGATCCTGATCTGTTATCAGATGAAGATAAGGACAAGTGGCATAAAAAACCTGATGCAGAAGTTCACATTCAAAAGAACCGTCATGGTGATTTTGAGGGGGTACTGAAGTTTTGGTTTGATTCACCAACATTAACTTATAGGGAAAAGCCATGAAAAACGAGGGTATGAAAGCAGTCTTAAAAACAATTGTAAAAGAATTTGGTAGTGATATACAGTTTCGTGTGAGGTTAAATGACGGAAGGGTATTCAAAACTAAAGATTGGGATAAACTTAACAAGGTCTACACTTATAGGACGAAAAAATGAAACAAGTATTAGATCCATGCTGTGGATGTAAAATGATGTGGTTTGACAAAGAAGATAATCGAGCAATTTTTGCTGACAAAAGAAAAGGTGAAATGAAAATAGATCATTTACCATCTCAATTTGGTAGATCATCTAAAAAAGTTGATCCTGATAAAATCCATGATTTTAGAAACATGGATTTTGAAGATGAATCTTTTTGGCATATTGTGTTTGATCCACCTCATGTAAAAAATATTTCTCTTAAATCTGTTACTGGTTTTAGTTATGGTTCATTAGATAAAGACACTTGGAGGGATGATTTAAGAAAAGGGTTTTTAGAATGTTTTAGAGTGTTAAAAACAAATGGGACATTAATATTTAAATGGAATGAAATACAGATACCACTAAAAGAGGTTTTGTCTTTAACAAAATACAAACCACTTTATGGACATAGAAGTGGTAAAAAAGCACTTACACATTGGGTAGCATTTATTAAAACGGAGGAAGAGTTATGAATGTATTAAGTTTATTTGACGGTATGAGATGTCATTGTGCATTTATTGAAAAATATGAAATTTGACAAATTTGCCGCATTGTCAGACAATTTGGAAAAAACCCACTAAGGCGTTTTGAAAAATTCGGTTGAATATTTGGAGTGGAGGAATAATTATGATTGAATATGCTTTTGTATTGGTAATAAGCACCAATCCAATAGAAGATGATTTTAAATACATAGGTAACTTTGAATCTTGTCATCATGCAGAACTTTATATTTCTTTATACCATCCTGACAAAAGAGCAAGTAAATGTTTACTGCAGCAGTACATTTATTTACCTGAAAACATTATTATAAAAAATATAGATATGCGTAGAGGCACAATAAGATATTATGATAAACATGATATGTGTAAAGTAAGGAGAGATTGTGATGAGTAAAGGTTCAGGGCGTAGACCTTCAAAAGTATCAGATGATAAAGTTCAAGAAGCATGGGAACGTATTTTTAAAACAACAAAAAAATTAAGGGAAAAAGATGGCAAAGATGAGTCCAACACAATTGACATTACGAAAGATAAAGACCGATGGTTGGACGACAGTAGCGATAGTTGAGTATTTTGTACCATTTGCTAAAGTTAGAAGGGACTTGTTCGGATTTATAGATATATTGGCTATTAATGATGACGGTGAGGTTCTAGCAGTACAGACAACTAGCTACACTAATATAAGTGCTAGGGTAAAGAAGATTGCCGACAATGATCACATCGGTAGAGTACGCAAGGCAAATTGGCGTATTGAGGTTCATGGTTGGCGTAAGATTAAAAACAGATGGGAGGTTAAGGTGGTTGATGTATCATAAACGACAAGAAGATTTTGAGTTTGAAAAATTAGATGGTACTAAAATCAAGCGAAAAGAATTTATGCAATTAATATTAGATAACATTACAGATCAAAATGTGAATGTGGCAGAAGTTGCAGCATTGGTGCAAATGCACTCAAAGCCTGTAGGTAATATGTTAAGGTATCTAGTAACTCATGAGTATTTAATATCAACTAAAACACAAAGGTATACCTATTATAGAAAACCTAATTATTGTGCTTTAGCTAATATGTTTTACGATAAAGAAGCTATATTAAAGAACTTTAAAATTAAGGGTAAGATTACACGCAAGGCAGAAGACACGCCTTACATATCTTACAGATCAAAACTAAACGATTACTCGTCTAACGCTAGTAGTTGTTATATAACAAATATGGAGGAAGGTTAATGGAACAAAGAAGTCAAGCGTGGTATGAAGCAAGGTTAGGTAAGGTAACTGCATCAGGTGTTACCAACATTATGGGATCTAAAACAAAGGCAGAAGGTTATATGCTACAACTGATAGCCGAAAGATTAACAGGTAATCCTCATGAGATACCCATTACACCTGCGATGCAGCATGGCATGGATACAGAAGATGAAGCTAGAAAAGTTTATGCAAAAAAATTTAGTCCTGTAACCCAAGTAGGTTTTGTAGATCATCCTACAATTCCTATGTCTGGATGTAGTCCAGATGGAATTATTTACGGTGACCGTAATGGATTATTAGAGATTAAGTGCCCTCAACCGAAGGCACATACAGATATATTGTTGACGAAAAAAATTCCTCAACAGTATATTCACCAAATCATGTGGCAGTTAAGCTCGTGTGGTGAAGATAAGGAATATGTGGATTTTGTAAGTTACAATCCATTATTTCCTGATGACCTCAAGATGATAGTTATTAGAAAACCTCGTGATAATGATTATTGGATTCCAATGCTTGAGGAAAAAGTAAAAGCGTTCTTAACGGAAGTTGAGAATAAAATTAAACAAATCAAGGAGCTATAAATATGGCAGAACAATACGATAACAAAAACAGATTCGTTCTTTTTAAGAATGATAAGCAAGGCGTTGAAGCAAGACCTGATCTTACAGGTAATGCTACACTAGAAGATGGTACGGAAGTTAGGCTATCTGCTTGGATTCGTGAATCAAAAAATGGAACAAAGTTCTATAGTGGTCAGATACAAGCTAGTGAAAGACAAGCTACTGAAACTGTAATATCAGTAGATCAAATGGAGGATCAGATCCCCTTTTAAGGGGATCTTTTTTA